ATGGAAATTAAAATATTGGAACAAATTATATTGTTCAATGACCACATCTCTCAGATAATTTCAATTCTTCAGAGTAAATCATCTTCAAACTGGCAGTTGATAATTGGTGGATTTATAGGTTTTATATCCGCTTTATTTGCACCAATACTTATAGTGCCAATTAAATATTTTTTTTATGGACCAAAGCTTAAACTCAAATTTAACAATGATGATTATGCTTATAAAACAGAAATACAAAAGAATAATAAGACCGTTCATTATATTAGAGCTGAGGTAATAAACACTGGTTGTGGTATTGCGAAGCAATGTCGAGCATATCTAGTAAATGTACAAAAAATGAATCCAAGTGGAAAGTTTGAGCCTACTCATTATAAAGATAGTCTCCAATTATCTTGGGCTGCCAAAAAAGAGGAAAAGGACAAATATAATCCGCTGGATTTATCTAAAAATATATCACAATTTATCAATGTTATAATTATTACAGAGCCAAGTGAATATAAAGTTCAGATTCAAGAAGACTTATATAGCTATAAAAGTCTTCTTGAAGGCGAAAAGGGTACGTTTAAATATACAATTCATGTCTCTGGTGACAATGTTAAGCCAGTATTGATAAATATAATTACTGAATGGAATGGAAACTGGGACACTTTTAAAATCAATTAGATAAAATTCATTAACATTTAAAGCTATTAAAAATTATATGTATTTTCCAAGAGTGCACATAGGTTTTTTTAAAAGGAGAAAAATAAATGTTTGTTAAAATTATGGATATTTACCCAGATAATCAAAATAGAATAGTAAATTGTTGGGAATTAAAATTGATTAAATTTAATGTTAATTCAGGTGATTGTAAAATTACTCTAACTTTATCAACATCAGAATCAATGCCAATTATTGAACAATGGTTTAATCAAATAATTGATTCAAAAGGTATTTTTAGAGATAACCAGCAATATGCAAAAAAAGCATTAGTAATCATAGATGATAATGGCAATAAACGAGTTTTCAATGATGTTTTACCCGAGAACCGGATATTACCGACTATGGGTGTATCTAATTTAATTTGCATTTATGGTACTGAAGTTATTTCTGAAAAACCATAACAATTCTATAATTTGCAAGCTCAACATCGCGTTTTGCTTGCAAACTTAAAAAGGTGGGGCATCGTCATATAACAACGTTTACAACGCTGCGACGGAGTGCTGGCTTGGCTTGCGGACAATTTAATTTTATATAAACCGTAGTTTACCATATTTTTATTTTTGTCGAGCAAGAAGATTATTAATCTTCTTTTTAAGTTCATCGAGATTGGATGACTTTGTTAGATAAGCAGCAGCAGTCCAGGTCATAAAATTACTTTTGTAATTTGAGTAAGCTGTGTAAATTATCACTGGTATTTTTCTTTCATCTGCAATTAGTTTCCCAAGAGTCACTATTCCGTCCATTTCAGGCATACTTATGTCCATTATTATAAGATCAACCCATTCTTTTTTAATTATCTCTATGGCTTCAAGACCATTAGAAGCAATAGCAATTTCATAACCTTCATCAGTTAGTTCCTCTTTGTATAGCTCTCTTAGATGTTCATCATCTTCTACAATTAATAATTTTGGCATAATATCTTCCACATTTAGGTTTCATCCAACAGTATTATAAATTAGATTATTAAATTCGATGTTCAAAGTCAAAATATAATGTCTCCCCGAATCTGATTTCACAAAAGATGTGCCTTTTTTATAGAATTATAGACCTTCCTTGCCTTAATTCCTCCATCCGGATTGAATACAAGACCGTTATGAACGTAATATGGATCAGAAAGTGATTTATATAGATCAATCCATAAGTCTTTAATGTGGGGCTTCTGTGAATGCTTCAAAGTTATGTAACAATCTCCGGTAAGGATTACATCTATATCCGGGAACTGCTCGATTATTTGGCGATTCCCTTCTCCATAAGGGTAGGTGAAGAGTCTGCAGCTTGCCGACATTCCTTTTTGCGGCTCTAGCTTCATATCCTCAAGGTTATGATGGAACCAGGCCGGGTCTGGTTCGTTGTGTAGTGCCTGAAGGTGAGGGATATAGTCCGGTATTATACCTAAGAGGAGATCCTTGAAGTATAGTTTACCATCTATCAGGGATAAAGAGATGGTAATGTATCCTGAATGATCCGGAATTATGCGCTGAAGCGCGGTTAATTGATTCTTCTTTATAATTTGTCCGGGAAATGCGGTTACAAGATTTGACGGTAAAATTCCTCCCTGTCTTCCGGAGAGTAAGTGCCTGTCATTAATGAATAATGTCGGGTAGTGGAATTCTCCGTCACGAATATAAAACACTTGGTCGATGTCTATGTCCGAAACTTGAATTGCAATTCCATCTTTGACTTCGTAATTCGGTGACATTTCGATTTCTAGTCTTTTCTGCTCTGTGAATGTGTCCAGGATCAGGAATTCCGGTATGTTGAATTTAGCCTGGATTGCTATTGCAAGGTTTTGTTTTATATCTGTCTGCATTTTTAGGATCTCCTCATCTGCTTTCTCATTTCTTTTCTTTGCTGAAAGTACGGATTGTTTTTGTGTATCTCCCGTTTCATCGATTCGACCGGGTGCGCTGATTTTCTTGCATCTTTTTCATCTGACTTTTCTTCTCGGGATAGGTATTTTGCAATTTTCCACACTTGCTGACCTCCCGGTACTCCCATCCATTTGCTCGCTAAATACCACCATGGTTTACTACCCGGTTTCCCTGCCATTGAGTTCATTGTTTCAACTACAAGACCACCAACTGCTCCGGCTACTGAATCGCCGCCGTATCGCGGGGATCCTCCGGCAATAGGAACAATGCTTGCGAACTCTCTTAATGTTCCTGCAAGAGCTCCCATGAGCTGACCTTCATTATTATCTGGTTGTTCACCTTTCATTGCATCCACCCATGACTGCCCGGTAAAACCTTCGTATGCTGCTGAGACAGGGGCTATTGTCGGGGCTTTTAATCCTGCAAGCTCATACATGGTATTGGCGATAAATCCTGCAGCTGCCAATGTTACAAGTTTTTCAAGTCCCTCCCTGGTACTGTGCTGTTTTCCTTTCTCGTATACGTTGTATTCGTTCTTACCAGTCATCCGGATGAATTGCCTTTCACCGATTGAGGTGTTTTTTGTTACACCTTCAGAAACAAGCCTATTGGTTTTAGTGATTCCAGTAATGTCGGTAGTGAGGAAGTTGAGATTATTTATCACAAATGTATTAAACAGGGTTAGCGACTTACCCAGAGGGGTATGCTGAGCCGGTGCAAGGTCTATTCGAGCTGCTGACCCTTGAGAGCTTATAACTGTATCATCGGCGAATAAAACCGCTTCCCGGTCTGTGAGTTTAAGGATATCCTGGCCATATCTGAAGCCGGATAGCCATGTTATCTGTGCTGTTTTAAGGTCAAGATATCGCAAGGGGAGGGTGCCGAAGTCCGCGGCTTTCCCTTTGAGTTTGCCGACTGCTCCATGAAAACCTTTCGTCATCTCTTCGATTGTGACATCGTGCATTCTGGCTTTTAATACCTTGCTTTTCTCCATGGCAAAATCACGCATAGCGGAACTTTTGAAATCTGCAAGCCCTCTGCCGACCGCTTTAGGACCAAGTAGTCCGATTGTATTAACCACCGCCGTGGGCTGTATGATGGCGGAATTAAAGTTATATGTCAGGATAAAAACACCTAAATTGTGATTCACCCAATTGGCCATATTGTTCATCCTCGCGGATGATTCTGATATCTTCTTTCCGGATACATAATCAAGTGTATCGTGCAAATATTGGTGAGCGTTCGGATTGGTTAATGCCATTTTGTCATTAATATCAAGACCGGCTCTGAGCTTACCAATAACCGGGGTCATGTGAACCGTTCTGAGGGTGCTTGTGAGATACTTGTCAAGAACATGGAACGCATCTGTCTCTATATCCCTTACACTGTTTACCCTTTCTTTCCCGAATTGATATGCAAGACCACGAGTTTTGAAGTCAGAAATTTTAGTCGATTCAAATTGTTCGGCACTGACCTTCATGGGATCATATCCAAGCTCTTCAAGTGTGCTGAATTTGCGAATGAATGTAAAGTAATCCTCAACTTTTGTAAGAGGGTCAAGACCGGATTCTGCCCTGGCTGCATTTATTCTTTCAAACATTACGGACTGAATTTTGCGGATCTCAATTACTGCTTCTTGCTGTTTCGGAGAGAGCTCTTCAAATGTTTTCGGGATTAAGTATTTATCTTTCAGTTTGATGTCAAGCTTCCGTATATATTCGTTCTGTTTTTCCGCACTCCATTTTGGAAAATCTTTAGAGATGTGTTTCTCTTTTAATCGTGCGTTCATTGCATCAAGTGTCATTTTTCCCTGTTCCATCTGTGCGCTGAAGTGTACACCGAGTTCATGTCTTTCTTTTGGTGTGAACTGTTTTGTTTGTTCCTTTATCCAGTCTTTGTATTTCTGGCTCTCAACTACGAAATTATGTTCAGCTTGTCTGAGTGGTATAACAAAATTTCTGTAAACTTTATCTCCAAGGACTGAGGCAATTACCCTGGCCTTGTTTTTAAGCATGTCCGGAGACCATCCTTTCTGCTTAAACTCTTTATCCATGAAATTAGCTTTCTCAAAGTTTGCTGCAAGCTCTTCCGGTGTTTTGACTGCAAACTCCATCATGCCGTCCATGTGATCTTTCCCGAAATATTCTGCATTGCTTCGATTCATCTCTCCGAATGATTCAGATTCACCCATTGCTTTCTGATAATTAACACGGTGAGATTCTTTCATCTTTTCAATCTGAGTATTAATATCTGCAAGTTTTGGTTTAAGTTCTTCCTGTATTCTATATGGTGATTTCTCGATATTTCTCTTGATGTGTGCCTGGTAATCGGGATGTTCCGATATCGCTTTTATTCCATGTTCAAGATCTTTGACTGCCTTCTCGTATGGTTTTCCCTCTTTTGCAGTTCTATTGTCCGCTACTCTTAACGCTGACTCCATGACGTTCCGGGGGATATATCCGGTTTTCATCTGCAGCTCTGCGATAATCTCTTTTTTAACTGCGTCCTGGTATGTCGGTTTTAATTCTGAATATCCGGATTCTTTAATGTCGATATGATCCATGAGAGCGGATGGTTCATTTGCCACTCTTATCTGCTCTTCCTGTGTCATTACAGATTTAGCATAGTCTATTACCTGATCCATCTTGTCACGCGCCGCGCCGGATCTCTCAAATCTGCGGTAATTACCCAGGAGATTATTTACTTCATCTTTCATATATGATTCATGTAGAGATTGCTTCTGTGCTTCAAACTGTTCAAGATTTGCTTTTGCCATTGTAAGTTCTGTTTTCTTTTTGACATGTTCATCCGCAAGTCTTTGACCTTCTCTTGCGGTCATATCTCTGAGTGGTGAGGGGAGTACATCTTCATAGCGCGCTGCTGTAAATGGGTCTTTGGTGTTGATTCTATTGTTCACTTCCTCCAACACTTCCGGCTTAAACCTCCACCCTCCGGTTTCGGTTTGATCCAGGATATATGATCTGTACTCTTTCGGGATCTGATTAAGCTTTATGATCTGTTCAGGTGCTTTACCGTCTTTATAGTTTGAGAGAATCTGTTTATCGATTATTTCATTCTGGATCCGGGAGACTCTTTCAGCTTCGATCTGTTTTTCGGTCATTACGACTGCACGATCTATAGCTTCCTTTCCGGATATTTCGTCCTGCATTGTTCCGACTTTTTCATTCTTCAGATTTTCAGCAATTTTTTCGGCGGGAATTCCTTTGCTTAATGCTGTATCCCATGCGGTTTTTACCGCTCCGGGAAATGCTCCTGAGAATTTTAATACTCCGACAGTACCGAGTGTTTCAAGGATTGTATCCGCTGTAATTGAAGTATTGTTTAAAACCTTATCAGCTCCAAGCAGTGCTGCTGTTTCTACAGGAAGAGCGGCAACATCACCAGCTGCCTTTGCAAGTATGCCTCTACCAAGCTTATCAGCAACTACACCTCCTGTCTTCCCGGCAAGTCCGAGCAATTCTCCTTTTATCCATTCTTTCGGTATCTCCTTTGCGATTGCAACCGCTGAGTCAACACCCTTCATATCAAGATTTATTTTACCGCCGGATTTCTCTTTCTCTTCTGCAAGTTTGCGGAGTGCTGCCGGTAGGGCGAATGCGCCTCCTGGTCCTCCAATTACTCCTCCTGCAGCATAAAGAGGAAGGTCGGCGACTATTGCACCAATATTATTCCCGATTTTTTCAGATCTTGTTTCCGGTTGCCAGTTCTCCTCCCGAACCTTCTTTATTCCTTCCACTGATTTATCATGGAGATTATAAGCCTCTGTTAGTGATGCAGTAGTTGAGTTATATCGCCCTTTATTCATTGCAGCAGAAAAGCCCTTGTCGCGCTCTCCGCGTTTAATCATGTCGGATAATATTTTAGGGTCAATGTCAGAAAATGCCGGTTTTCTATCTGCTCCGGGTATTGCGTATGATGGCTGAGATTTAACAGCTTCCATTTTATCGGCATCAGCGGTAAACTCGTTCCATGAGGAGTCGTATTGTTCCGGTTTTATCTGAGGCTTTACTATATCATCAAAATATTCCTTTCTCCACTGCTGCTTTTCTGGAACTGAAAGCTTCTGATAATCCGGATTCTTTATAACTTCTTCCCATTTCATAGATTACTTCCAGGGCTTAACAGCGACATTACCGTTACCTCTGACTATGTTTCCATTCTCGTCAAACTTATACGGATTGTCTGAGGGTAATGATCTGTTCGCAAGCTCAGCTCTCTCTTTTTTGTTGAATATATTTACCCCATCAGGATCAGCTTCATTCCATGCCTGGGCTGCAGCGGCTTTGAACATCATATCATTTTCATTAGCGGATGCTTTAAGCTGTTCCTTCTGCAGCGGATTGAGAGTTTCACCGGAGTTTGTTCCGGCTTTCTTGAGGATCGTTCCTTTTGCGTATATGTCAGGGTACATTTTCTGAATATATGCTTCTCTTTTTGCCGATGTTGACATCTCGGATTTGGGGATATCAATAACCTGTTCGGAGTCCCCGTAAAGATACTGGTCGGAAGTACCTCCACCTTTTCCTTTTCCACCTAATCCGAAGTATTCAGGGGGGAGTGCTTTATTGTTATGCTGGTAGTGATCATCAATGGCTTTAGTAGTTGCAAGGTATTTCATATAAGCATCCATACCGCCGCCATTTTTAACCGCGGAGAGTGTATTCTTTATCAATCCCTGTTGCTGGTCTACTTCATTACCGCCGAATGACTTTACATTGTTTTTATTAAAAACTTCGGCCTGTTTGTTGTATGCTGTAGCTTCATTGTTCGCCTGAATTATCGGAGCATTTATCCTTTCACGTTCCTGCACTGATTGTTTGTACAAACTTCGAAGTTTCTCGAACTCCGAAGACTGACTTGTTAACTGTTTATCGGATGCGTTTACATGTGTATCATACGGGAGTATATTCCCCGATGAGTTGTTGTCTGGACTTGTGGATTCAAGTAAACTTTCGGCCTTTTTATCCGCTTCCTGTTTAATCATAAAATTATACATATCGGGATTTGTTACTTTCAAGTCAGCCAGTATCGCGCCTTGATCTTGAGATGCGTTTGTCGGTACATCCTTGAGCGATTGTAAACTCTTTATCTGCATATCTTTTTGAGAAAACGGATTCTGAGCTTGCCATTCTTTTGGTGCATCTGCAAACAGTGATGACAGACCGTAACTCTGTGCCCCTTTTAAAGCCTTTTCCGCTTCAAGATTCTTACCTTGTCTGTTCAGCAGATCAGCAAGCTGCAACTTTTGAGCAATCGTATTTCTCTTCATGTCCTGCAGGCTGCGCATGGAGTCATTGAAGTTTTGTAATGTAGATGAAACGGTGTCTATATATTGTGCCATGCTGTCATGTCTCCTGTTACATTAAGCTCATAATACCGCTCGCAGCTCCTGTCGCGGCAGTTATACCGTCAATTATTCCGGGTTTTTTCTGTAAAGATACCGCCTGAGTCCCGAGCACTGAAGCATTACCGCCCATAAGCTGACCTAAAGACTGCAACTGTCTGCTGTATGCGTCGGTCTTTCCCTGCTGTTTCATCTGCTGTTGCTGCAGATTGTCCTGGTATTGCAAATTATTAAGATTATTCATAGTGTTCTGTTTGAGTTGATTCTGTCCGTACATATTAGCTGAACTGTGCAGCATTGAACTATGTTGATTATTTCCTATTTGCTGATTAAGCTGCTGCAGCGCAGGATTTATGACACCTGCTTTAAAAGCTGCTGCTCCGTTATCTGCATTATATTCATATGCATTGTCAGGATTACTTGCTATACCGTTCAGTGTAGAGTATGCCTGTGCATTAGACTGCTGCTGCAGTGCAGCCTGCTGCTTTAGTAATGCTCTCTGCTCTCGAGTCTGTGTTGATGCCTGTTCTGTCCCGCCAAAAAGTGAGTCCATAAATCCCATAAAACTACCTCTTAATTGTCAAATTTCATACTATTGTATTGAGCATTAAAGCCTATATTCATTGATTCAAATATCAGAGGATTACTCATTCTGATCTCGAATCTAACCTGTTTCCCTACCATATTAAAATTTACTTTTTTCTCCATGTATGTATCAAGTCCATCCAGGGGTACTGTTATCCATGCTGACCAGTTACGGCTGAAGTCAACGGATGCTCTTACTTCAATTGTTGCCGGTGTAAAGTTATCTTTTAATTGCATCGCCAGAGTGCATTCCAGCATACGAAAGTCATATCCGGCTTTGTTAAGGTCGTAGTCCTTTGTCATAAATGATGATTTAATTGAATGATCATTATCGGTATTGTAATCCATCGCGAAGTCATATAGATTCCCGGTAGTATCTCCAAAAATTATCCGTGTATATCTTTCATCAGAAATTAAATCGGACCATCTCTGGTTCATCTTTGATGCGCTATATCCAATTTTAAACTGTACTCCGGTTGCTGTGGAGGTAGCGTTTTTGCCCGGTGTTAATGCAATAATGGATCCGTTTATTGAGATTATATATGATTCATCCGGAATACCATTTCCGACTACCTTCATACCGACTGCAATATTGGCCATGTTGCTGAGATTAGTTATCAGATTACTTCCGGAGGTTAAATCACCAGTGGGCTTGACATACAGGTCACACCAGCGGGGAGCATAAGTCCGGTTATATTTTCCTTTACTTAAAGGATAGAGAGTATTGCCAGCAGAATCCTGCAATGTCCAGTATGTCCATGATCCAGTCAGATAGTTGAACACTATACAAACATTGCAGTTTTGACTTGGCTTGAACGGGAGGAACAGGCAGTAGAGATTCTGTTCTGGTATAATGAAAGCAAAGGATCTGTGCTGATACTCCCTGTTGATATTATTGACTATAAACTGTGAATTACCTTCGCTGAGTATATCATAATTGTGGCCGTCGAACATACGTATATCATTACCTGAGAAAAATACATGATACTTACCGGTATTGCATACAGTTCTGATTGACGGCGTTCCATATTCAACAGCATTCTGAGTTATATAAAACGGATTTTCATTCCCTCCGTTTGGATTCGGATCACCTATACTTATGGAGCCTGATTTATAAATAAAGAGCCTCGATCCGAAGGGGACAATACCAACGATCGGTTCTGTAGAATCAAGCAGTTCCGCATATCCTCCATTGAATACAAGTCCACCGCCTGCTTCGCACCATTCAATAGTTTGTTCAAAAATCTTTCCTGAACCTGTATCATAGATGTTTGCAAATACTACATGCTCATATCCTACTGAACCGAAAAAACCGATATATTTTGCACGGTTTGAGTAATTCTTAAAATCTGTAAAGTAACCCGTACCATCCCACGTCTGTATCGCATCAATACCTGAATTTGTTACAAGAATAATCCTGTCATTAGCATCATCAAAATAAGGATAACATGCATTCCAGGTATCATCCTCATCTCCTGCATAACAGAGTCTAAGACAATACACCGAATTAGTTTTGGCAGCTGGTAAATCAACAGTAAGTGTAAGCTGCTTATTGCTGGTTATTTTATCCACGGTGTGCCAGGTATTGCAGCTTTCAAGAGTTGATGAATCAAATGAGATCTGATACAATCCCTGTTGTGTCCATTCTGAATTCTTCCAGAGCATCCAGGCAATTATAACCGGAACTCCGGCAAGCGCGAACGCTGGTGATGACAGAGTTGTTGTTTTTACATCTGTTATAGTTAATGCAAGTGCCGCTGTTGTTGCACTTGCATTATTGCTAAGTTGAAGAGTGTTCCCGTTTTTTGAAAGAATTGTTGTGTTTGCAGGGATTCCGGTACCGGATATTATTTGACCTTCTTTAATGCCGGTGAGGTTATTAATACCGGTTATCAGATTGCTTCCCGAAGTTATGTTTCCCGTAACAGCCGTGTCGGAATATGCTTTTTTGCTTAGAGTTACAGTCCCGGTACCTATAGCCGTAATAGTCGTACCTTCGGGTATGTTGTCGCCAGAAATCGGCATACCTACAGCTAAGCCTGATGTACTTGATAAAGATGAAATAATGTAACTATTGATAGTGAGTATTCCAGCCGGTGTCATCTTCCGGCTGCACTTATTCGACAATGTTAATTGAGTTCCACTGATCGCCAGAATTGATGTCTTATCAGGGATCCCGTCACCAGTGATACTCATTCCAGCTGATACACCTGAAACGGAATCGAGTGTGATTCTGTCTGAACCATTAAATAGAGTTCCTGTGCATAAAACTGTATCCTGAAGAGTTATTATCCTGTTACCTGTTCCGGAAGATGTGATTAATCCTGAACTGTGGTTACGGGTTTTTAACTCCCATTTACTATTTTTTTTATTGAGTACATATATATCTCTGCAGGTAAAAGCAATCAGGTATCTGTCTGTTACTCTTAACTTTTTGTATAAACTGACTCCTGTTATTTTATCTGAAAGCGGGAGTGAACTTCCTCCGATTGACGCAAGGCCGTATCTGGTTTTAATAACACCGTTATCAAATATTATATTCTCTCCCGTTTGAAGAATATTGTCCTGCAGTTTTCTTGCAGGAATATCTTTCATAATTGAAGTGAAGGTGATGGGGTTTGTATGGTACATTATTATTCCAGATCGCTTATTCTTTTTTTTAAATTTTCTGTAGTAGTATAATCATCTAACTGTTTGCTGGTCAGTATTTTAGCCAGTGAAGTAAGATAATCCCTGAGTATCGGGTCAAATTCCTTCGGTATTTGTGGAAGAGATATGTTCGGATTACTTGCCATTAAATTATTGTTATAATCCCGTGCGTTGTGTCATGGTAAGTTGCAAGAGGAACAGCGGTAATTTTGAAAGAAGCCAAACTGCCTATGTATACACCCGGCTGCTGTTGATACTGTGTTAAGCGGGCACCGGGAGTTTGAAGATGAAAAGTAAATGTGTTGCCAGGTTCCATAAAAAGTAAATAATTATAACCACTCACAAGTGTTCCGTATAATGGATGTTCAGTTCGAACAGTGCCAGCTCCGTTAGTTGAATATAGAGTGATATCGTTATGCTTAATATATCCGCTACAATTTAGTCCAGATCCGATTGATGTTTCTCCAAATGTTAAGAAGTCTACAAGTACAAACATGCGTTTGCTTGCAGAAAGGGTTACACTTTGTTGGCTTTGACTAAATGACTTGATAATAGAAACTCCCTCTGAAGCTGCAAGAGTTTCTTTATTAAGGAAAACAAAGTCATCAATATTTAAATGATTGTCTTTTGTTAGCTGTATTTCTACTATTCCGTTTTGATTTTTATAAAAGCATAATTCCGGTTTGGAATTTTTTAATGTCGATTGTAGAATTCCAGCACCTGGCAGAATTGATACCGGAGCTATTTGCGGGAATAATGTAAGTTTTCTATGGTAGCCATCACAATTTCCTTGAAGTGGATCAATTACTCCATCCATAAAGTGATCCTGTTCAAAGCGTTCTTTCAGATCAATTTTTAAATCCCTGATATGATCATCTCCATCACCGGCAAGTTCATCATCAAATGGTATATTACTGTTCCATATTCTACTTAGCATATTATAGTCTCCCTTAATACTCCATTGATTTTATTAGCATAGCAAAGCTTTGGGGTGCCGCTTACATTCTTAAAGAAAAGAATAATAGACTCTGCCGGGAGCTCAGCTAATCCTGTCACGTGATTCATGGGGTACGGCATCTTGTCACTCAACAGATCTACTGTGATTTCCTTCATAGTAAGCCAATTGTGTCCGTCGATCGGATTCAGATCGGTTTTGTTCAAGGAGTGATCGAGTATATATCTTTCTTCAAACAGTGTCCTGATCAGGCGAATATTCGCAAATACCTGGCTGAAGTAATCAGTAGGGAGTGGAGTCGATGTTTTATATTCGTTTAACATAATTCTTTATTTACTGTTAAGTTTGTCCCAGCATTCCTGCTCTTTACAATCTTTCCATCTGTTGTCGGGATCTTTGCAGTATTTATATCTTCGCACTGCTCTGCATTCTTTATGGTCATCCGCGCATTTTGACGGATCTTTTTGATTCCGGTAATCACATTCTCTTGCGTCAAAGCAGGCCGGGATTTCATCTTTCTGCATTACCGGAGCCTGCTGACATGCTGTAAACACCAGTAGAAGTAATACTGATATAATTGTTAACTTTCTCATTCTTCACCTCTGTTGTTATTTGCGAATTTTCCGGCGACATTAACTCCCATGTATACGCTCATGAGTATTACCATATGGTCTCCGGTAAATGATTGTGATCTGAACAGAAAAAGAACTATACCGATCAATAGCACCTGAAACTTTCTGCTGCCGATTTTGTTGAAATATTTTTGTGGGTTTTTCATATTATACTCCACTGAATGATTGAAAAAGAGGCTTGATCCCTTTCTCTTCAAGCATTGTTGAAAGTCTGTTCCAGTTGAACCATTTTGATGGACATCCTTTTGCTCTGCCTGAATAATGCATATAGTTGTAATCATGACTTACGATTGTTTTAATCGGACATGACTGGTATATATATTCAATCAGATCGGTAAGGGCGGTATATTGAGAATCGGTGAATTCACCCGTGCTATGTATAAGTTCAATCCCTATAGTCTCTTTATCGTGCTTGCCAGAACATGAATGATACATCCATGAATCAAGAAAGAAGGGTTGAAAAACAGTTCCGTTCTTTTCGATGTAATAGTGAGTGAAGCCGATGAATCTTTTATACTGATCCTTCCTTTCGCATTTATCGGAGGTAAACCAGTTTTTAAGTCCCTGCCATGTTCCAACACCGGCAGTATGATGAATGACGATTTCTGTTACTACATCAACCTGTCTTGATGGGGGATTTCCGTATTTAAGAATAAGATCATTGTCGTTATTGATTATCATTGCATTCTTTCCCTTTTATATATCCGGAGAGTTCAGAAAAGCTGATACAGATTTTAGTCAGCTCAGAGGCCATATTGTCGAGCTTTCGGTTTATCTCCCGGATCTCTTCTTTGTTATCACTCTTTACTTCCTGAATATCCGTATCATGTTTTTTTACTTTACTTTCCAGTCTTGCTAACCAGACAATTACAGATATCACTGCAATTATCACCGGCCAGAATTTGATTATTATATTATCCATTTAAAAAATCGCTCCCGGTGATTGTCTTCGTCCGTAATCTTCCGCATATACAGATTCCAGTGATTGATTCGCGATTTCCAGATATGATCCTGCAGCGGCCTTTTCGTCTCTCTTCAGCATCATAATTGCAGTAACCATGTAGATAATCCCCATGTGGCAATACAGCGTAACATTATCTGCAAAAGTTCCGTTCCATACAAGAGGAGAAGGGAGGAATTTCCAAAGATCGAATTGCACGGTTTTGTCTTCTGTCGGAGTCTCAGTGAAAACTATATCGTTATTTACAAATTCAGCTGATCCTTCATAATCAATGCTGATCAGTTCTTTATAGTTTTCTGGTAGTGCATAAGTATCTACCCCTGCAATCAGATCAAATGTTGTCCGGACTCTGTTAAACCAGAAGTTATAGTTCTGCTGAACTTCATGATGTTTCTGAAGAATAAGGATCTGAATAAAGGGCACTTCTGCCGCCGGTACAGGGGAGGCTGTTACATCCCCATATACCAGGTTGCAGACTGCATCGTATATCTGTGCAAACGTCATTTACCTAGACTTCCAGAACTTCGAATTTCTTTTTGACGTTTATCATAAAGCCCTGTTCTATATTTACAGCGTCATCGGCTTCCGCTCCGGTCTCTTTATGAATGGTTACTCTTGCATCTTTGAGATATGAAAGAACTGCATCATTGAGCTCTACCGGTTCATTCTCATTAATGTTATATTTTATGCCGTTGATAAAGCATGTAATAACTCCGTTCATTGAAGCACCCGGTTCTTTTCCAATGACTCTGTATTTTTTAACTTCCTTTGCTGCTTTAACTTCTTTGACTGGCTTATCTTCTGCCATAATATTATCCCTCTACTATTGATTTATCTCTCCGGTTTCCCGGAGGATCTTCTTTACATTCTATGAGCAACTACATGAATTGCCTGACCGGCTATATTCACGTTTGCATCCGCTCCGAGAATAAAACCGTAATCTGTAATTGTAATTCCTCCGGTTGAGATAAAGGATTTAACACCTGTTGAAATTTCCTTGAATCCCGATCCTGCAGCCATTAAGTCTGTCGCTTCCAGGCTGGAAAGCCCGGGACCGACATTCATGGCTTTTACATACTTAGGTCTGAAGCCGCAATTAAATGACATTGCCACGCCTGTTCCGTTTTTGGTGTCTGAGTGAGTATATTTTTCCATATCCATTGTCCTATTGATTTGATTAAGCGGAAGTTTTTACACCTCCGCTATTTTGCTTAAACGCTTGCTGCTGTTTCGTAAATTGTGAACCACTGAGGATTAAGAGCCTTTGAAGTCATGGCCATTATATACCCGGTAGTAGCGAACATGTTTAGAGGACCGCCGATCTCATTTTCTGTCTTCAGGATTGATTCCATTGTTTCAAGATCTGCAATTCCGAAGGCTTCCTTTCCAAGAGCAATCCCTCTGTAAACATCACAGTTTGTGGTGTTTGTTGATATTTTTCCCGCCACGGTAGTTGAACCGGCACCAGGTACAATTACGCCTGTCATAAAGTTTGAAGAAATGAATCTGAAACCTTCGCAAGCTCCGAATTCATTCTTAAATCTTACGGAAGGATCTGAATAGTCAGCGCATTTTGTAAATCCGGTGAGGGCTCTTACATCAAGTGCCTGGTCTGAATCGACTATCATTATATAACAGGCTTCAACCGGGCGTGTACCGTCTTTAGCCGCACCGACAACAATCTCTGTGATCTTTTCTGCTCCCTGTTTTTCAAGTCCCTTGAAGATCCTTTTCAAATCCGCATTGGCAAATACTCCGCTGACGTTCGCTCTTCCGGCTACTGCACCGGCGTAATATACAGAGGTTGCACCGGAGATTATTGAATCTCTCATAATCATCTCACGGGTTTCTCTGCCATGGTCTCCCACAACTTCCGTGTATTCGGTGGTTGCCTTTACCGGGTCAATCTTCTTGGCTTTGCGACCGATCTTCGCGTATGCTCCATACCATCCCACCTGTCCGGTGATCTTGTCGGTTGTAATCTGAAGAGGTGAGGGGTTGGTATCGCCAAGTTGTGTTGGTGTACCGGGATTAAGTCTGTTTACCCTGAACCAGCTTACAAATTCCATCCCTTCGACTTTTCCTTTAAGAGCGAACTGTTCAAAGACAGAATCGTATTTGATTCTTCGAAGAAGAACCTTTTGAAAAAATTCATTCGGATTCTTCATATCCGCTATTGTTACAATGTTATCCGGCATATTCTTTTACCTTTTAGTATCCTTTAATTTTGTTGTAGAGTGCGTCAAAGTCATCTTCTTCGGTCTTTACCGCTGTTCCTTTGACGGTACTTAGTGTTCTTGCCTGCGCAAGATTCTGTTTAATCTTGTTCTCCTGGGAGACTTTTTCTTTAACGGTTTTCACCTCGCCAATGCTTTCACCTCTGAGTAGTTTCCCGAATCTGTAAGCCGTCTCTACGGGATTTTTTGTCCGCATGATAATCTCTGCCATGGCAGGGTCTTTCTGAGCTTCCGCATTTACAGCACCGATAACATCATTGTAATCGGGGTACTGGCTCATATAGACTTGCTTCTGTTCAGCGATATACGCCTCTCTCTGCTGATCCTGAAAAGCCTGCTGCTGCTGATTTGACTTTTCCTGCTGTTGTGCAAGTACCGCTTTGAGCTGTGCCCCTGTGAGAAAGTCATCATCTGCAAACTGGAACTGCTCTTCCTGTTTCTGTTGTTCCTGCGGCTGCTGTCTTTGATTTGACAACATAAGCTGCAAAAGCTGTTCATTGTGTGCTTTCAGTTCTCTTGCCTGTTCGCGCATAGATTCCACTACTTCAAGAGGTACATATTTTCCCTGCGGAGCGTCCGGTATGTCGCTCTGTATCTCTTCGTTATCTATACTTTGTTCAATCCCCTCATCAACAGAGGAGCCTTCTTTATCAATGGCCGTAGTCGCCTGTTCTTCTTCTACCGTTTCCTGATATTCATCCGACATATAATTTCACCTTTTCAGTTTGTTGTTTGCTCTATTTCCGGTTTTGGCTTTTTATGCTTTGCGATTAAGTCAACTCCCGGCTGTTCCGGTTCTTTGGGAGGAGGTGCCGGCTTTTGGTCATCCTGCTGTTTCCATCCGAAACGGTTTCTCACCTGGATTGCGTAGATCGCACTGTTAAGGTTTCTATCCTTGAAGATCTTCTTACCCATGGTATCGATCCAGTAGGTCTTGGATAGATCGGTGGCGTAATCGAATACATCCCGATACTCTTCAGTATCCGCATATAACCTGTCGTGGATTCTCTTTGTCAGTCTTATTGAGGTATATAATCCGGCCGCGCTTGCTCCTTCTTTCCCCATGTGCTCCAGGGTTTCTTTCCAATCGAGTTCGAATTCTGATTCATCACCAATGATTGGAAACTTCTTACCTTTTAAATCTTCAAACTTCATTGTAAGAGGTCTTGACATTACATACCTCCCTGTACATGCTGAGAGCTCTGTATTTTAGCCATGGCCTGCTGATGCTGCATTGCCATCTGCTGCTGTGCAAGTTCGGTCTGTTGTCTCTGCTGCGCCTGTTCTGCCTCCATCTGCTGCTGTTGCTGCTGCTGGTATTGCTCAATGCACTTCTTTTTTATATCTGAGGGTAAGTACGGGTTTTGTTCTATCTGTGTGATATATGGAACTTGGACACCGTGCTGTACACCCTGCATAATCGATTCATAAGCCGCCATTTGTGAGGTTACAGATTGAGTTGTTTCATCGACTTTTATATCGAACCGGGTACTCTTCCGGGCTTTTTCCAGCATTGCCGGATCAATCTGAAAGGAATCTCCGCATATTAACTGGAATTTACTGTCTTCAAAGTGTTCAAGTGAGAGATCTATAATCTGCTGTCCAAGCAGTCTGAGCGCGAAGTTAAGATGTTCATTCAACTCCGCGACAGGGATTAATCCCGATGCCTGGACAAGTGACATTGCTTTTGCCGATGAAAGGTCTGACGGTGAACCGATTACTTCCGGTACAAGTCCTACCTGGCTTAAATCGTTGCTGAACATCTGCTCTAACTGAACCTCGGAGGTGGGGAGTCCTGTTTGTGTAACCAAATCAAGGTTTCTCCCCGGTCTATGAACGATAACTCCCTCACGACCACCCATTCGCTTCAGGTCGCTTATATCCTTAACCGCTCCCTCTTCCATCTTCCAGGCCATGCGTGGGAACTTCATGGTCACGGTGAGCATTGCAGATCTGCGAGCATTCTTTTCCATCTGCGGGAAGAGTAGTGCCCTGACGTGCCCGGCGATCTTATCCTTCCATTCCTTTGTGCTTGAATTGTAATAGCCGATAATCGGGATAAACGGGAAATACGGCTTTTTACTGTAAGGGTTTGGAACATCCTGTAATAAAAGCTTTCCATCTGCAAGTGTGGCCAGGCGTATCTGTTGAACATTCTTTTCAACGAGCATGAAATCCGGATTGATCCGTAAGAATACCTTCAGCCGGTCTTTATCTCCTCCCCATTCTTCGGAGTCGGAGGTGTCGTACTTGTTGACTATCAGCTGCTTCCTGGAAGTTGTTCTGTACCAGTATTCCTTGACGACTACACGGCTGTTCCGGGTGCCGTCAACTTTGTTGAATTTAAATATCGAGTCTCCATCCCCTTTGAGCGATTCAATTTCTTCGGCTTTATCGGGGAACTGGAGTTTTAACGCTGATTTGGATATGAGCTTGTAACGGATTATATAATCCGCATCGGATAGATCAAGATTACGAAAGTGCGGATCTGGAAGTATATTACTGTATGCTTCATGAGATATCTTAATATCTCCGGAAAGATAATCCTCAGAGAAATCAATATATGTATGCAGCCATCCAAGGCCGCCGATTATCTGGTCTTTATGGGATGAGGTTATTGTCGTTTGAGCGTTGCATGAATCTGTTACCCATTTAAGAGTTTTGGTCAGCATGTCGGAAATAACATCATCGTTAAATTCAATCGGATAGGCTCTGAGGTCAGTGAGAGTTGCAAGGCGTTTTCCCACGAGTGAATCCACCTGTTTCTTGATTATATTGATTACAACCGGGATTGCATCGGCACTTCTGATCCGTTTAGCGTCTCCATGTTCCCACTGGTTTCCCACGGTGAAATCATTTTCCTTTTCGATGTTATCAAAAAGAGGCTGCCATGTGCTTTTAGCTTCCGCTGAAGCTTCATTTATAATTTTAATAAGATCTTTTTCTTTCATGATTAAAATACAAAGGATGATTGCCAGGAAGTCCCTTTCTCCTGTTTTATAAATGCCGGGTGTTTACGGCCTTCGACCTTTTTCGGCTGCTCCTCTGTGTCTTCTTCGGGGAATACCACATCGACATTCTGAATCATTGCCATGCAGTCGAGCATGTCATCATGAGCTTTATTGTGCGGATATTTGGTGTATTCTTCGTTTATGAATTCGGAGATCAGTTCTCTTTCAACATCTGTAATGTCTGTGTAATAAATCTTTTCCGGCAGGAAGAATTCTTTTTTCCGGAGGAGTCCGCCGAATGCCTTTATTCGCTTTCTCTTTGCACCGGTTTCGTTTGACTGGAATTTCTCTATGGGGAAATAGAACTTCTCGCGCTCCATCTCTCTTTCAAAGACTTCAAGATCTGAGTTTAAAGCCTGTTTCTCATAGTAAGCGTCATACGGATCATGCTTCTGATACATCTCCTTAAGCATCTGGAAACGTTCATATACATCAAGCTTGTCGCGGATCATATCTACTAAAAAGAATTGTCTCATGAATGTGCAGCCGATTATAGCTATTACAGTTGAGTCAGAGGTTTTATCTTTACTCCCTGCAGGATCACAGAAGAGATATTTTGTCATTGTTGTAGGGAGTTCATCGTAATAGTTCAACCAGGCAAGGTCGAGTCCTCGCTCTCTTGAAGCTGTCGGGTCCTGCAGCATCTGAGCGCAATAATCAGCATCTCCAAAATCAAGCCTTATATTATCAAGCTCTTCCCTTGTTTTAAATACAGGGATACCGTCAAGTTTAGCCTTGCCATTGATATCAACTTCGGCAGGGACAACTATTTTCTTATATCGCTTATCTTTTAGAAGATCCGCGGATATGTCATTTACATCGTACCTGGTCGTTATAGTCCGGATTCTTACCCTTCGTGTTCCGTAACCGGCCATCATCCGGTATGCTTTTTTAACCTTTTCGATCTGCTCTGTTGAAGCGGAGTTGTCCAGGGTAACAGGGTCATCGACGAATAACCAGTCAAAGTGATTCGATACAGGGCTGTTCTCCACAAGTCCCCATGCGGTATATGTCCCTTCCTTTACCGTGCTTGAACGCTGGACAAATAAACCGCTGTATATATTCCATTTAGTCGCCTGCTGTTTCTTCTCGAAGAATATATCCGGCCAGATTAAATGCAGCAGAGGGTTTGTTTCAAGGATCTGTTTAATAGACATCAGCTGGCCAAGAGATTTATCCCTCTGGAAGCTGAGTATGGCGAATGTCTGGTTAGGGTCAAGAGTGGTTTGCCAAATAGGAAAGGCTATTGTGTTAAGAACAGACTTCCAGTGATCCCGTGCAGCGGAGATATATAAATACTTTTCGTCAATGTTATCCTGAATTTCATAGCACCTTGCAAGAAGGTAAGGGTGTTCAAGCGGTAAGCCTAAAACGTACCAGGCAAAGAAGAAAAAATCATCCTCTGCAATCTGCCTTACCTGTTTTAAATATCCGGAATAGTTTTTCTTTTCAAGTTCGTTAAGCTCTTTGCATAGAGCTTCGTAGTCATATTTGAAATCAATGGAGTGAATGCCAAGCCGGATAAGTACCGGCTCGACAAGGGTTAAGAAAGAAGTTGTGTCAAAGACTTTCATGGTGCAAGTGATTAATTAGCTGTATAGCAAATACTAAAATGCTAATTAATTGTCAATCATTTTCCACTTTTACTACGCATTTTTATATTAAAATGTTCACAAAATTCTCTCTCAGACCATTTTGTTATTGATTTATTGTTGTGACACGTTGCACAGTAGTGCAGTAGATTGTCGGGATGATCGATGAATTCCGGATAAATTTTCCGGAAAAGTTTTGTTTGTGAGAGTTTGTGGTGCTGGTGATCGGATTTCCGGATTCGGCAGAATTCACAGATTTGATTGATGTTCTTGTCCATGGTTTATTTAGCAGAGTTTTAAGAATGATTTATAGTTAGACTATGCGCAAAAATTCGTCAATCATTCTTTCAGTTGAGTATATACGATGTACTGCGTATATACTTGCGTTATGCGTAATTTGCATCATAAGGATAATTTATGTATTTAACTTATAATTTTAAAGATAACCTTTGGATGAATGAGAATCCAATTAAAGAACTTTGGGATTTGATACCACTTTGCCTATATCCTGAAAAATTAAATACAATAAAGAGCTATTGTTATAAGCCTGATACTTATGAGATGTTTCACTACTATTTAAAACAAAGCCATGATCTATATATTGCATCTACTAATACAATGATAGAGTCTTCACCATTATTACAATTCTATTCATTTTCGACCTTAAGTAAAATATTAGTTTTAATTCAAACTCGATTGAATAACGAATCACTAAAGCATGGTCATGGATTACAGATAGTGATTGATGATCCAAAAATAATCGGATTAGAAAACATTAAAGTAAGAATTCAAGAAGGAACATTTTATTATTTAATACAATCGTTGCCAAGACCAATAAGTAAAGAATTATATTTAAATAAAATTATTTCTTTGAAAGAATTGTTATCAAGCAATATTGATTTGTTTGATTATGGGTATTCGAATGCAATGCCAATATCAAAAATTAATTTTCTAAAAAAAGCTGATGATCAACATATTAAAAAAGAATTTCATATTGCAATAAGATTGCATGGAAAACAAGAAAAAGAGACTTTCGAAATAGCAAAAAGTAATTATGCAAAGTTTAATTTTGAAAAATTTCAAACTCATAATGTATTTGTTGTAAGTATGGCCGGCTTTCCAATTTTTTTTGAATTTGATGATATTGAAGAATTGCCTGAGTTTGTACCAGAGAAACGATTTAATAATGAAAGTTTTATAGTACCTTTTGTGGAAGCAAATGATTCAACAAAATTACCATTTTATCAGATTGAAATTCTTTATATGATATCATTTATTGCAAGTAACCTTGTAAGATATTATCCTAGACATTGGTTGGAAATTATTTCTAAAAAAGAAAAATATTGGGAGTTAAAAAAATCACTTTCAATGATGAATCGTTCATTCCCAAATTATTTTCTTAATTTTATAACTGAAGAGTTTCATATGATTTATCCAACTGGTACGTTGCATAGATCTTAATTTGATGCAAACTACGCATAACAACGCTTACAACGCTGCGTCGGAGTATCGGCTTGGCCTTCACAACATTACGCAAAAGGTCGTGCAACATCGGCAAGCAGGGTGTTATGTGCAATTGCCATGTGAATGTAATAAGGTGATAATATACAGTTAAACTGGCATTGAATAGTGGTATGCAAAAAATATTAAAGCTACACTAAATGATGCTTCAATAATTAAAGCTAAAAGGTTAAAGATGTTTATAAAAATAATTCAAGAACTTAATTGTTGGGCTAAGAATAGTATTTTTTTCTATCCACTTTTATTATCGATTATATCGGCATTAATTTTTTGGCTAGTTTTTTCATATCTACCCCGGAATAATAGAAAAAGAAAACTTCGACCCGTTATAGAAGTAGATTTATTATATGTCTATACTAGTTTGTTTCACATTTTTGATTTAATAATGATGCATCATAAAAACTCACCATCATATTTCCAAGATAAAATTAGAGGTAATAAATTAACCAAAAATAACATTAAATTAGGTCTTCAAAATAAATGTTTAAATGAAAATTATTTATTTGATTCCAATGTAAATAAATACTTAATACCTATAGGTGAAGAGATTTATGAAAATTCAAATAAAATTGATCTTTTAATCAGTAAGATTTTTAATTTTAGTCAATATGTTTCATCAAAAGAGATATTACTATTAGAACAAATAAGGGAGGAATTAAAAAGATACGATTACGATGAAGATATAGCAAGCAAAAATGCAGAATTTATTATAGGAGGACAAAAGTTATATCCTCTTGTTTCAATAATTTATTATAGAGTGGACAATTTTTTCAAACTATATGAACTTTTTACAACTTTGCAAAATATAGTTTTAACTAAAAATAAATTTTATAACAGGGATTGTATTTTATACAAAATTCAATTTTATTATTATTCTTTCCAATTTTCAAAATGCAAAAAAATAATAAAACTATATAAAAAGAAATTCCCAAGTGATAATTCACTTTATCAAAATTACCTTGCCCTATGCGAATATCATATTGGTAATAAAGATATGGCTTACAATTTATTAAATTCTATTTATAAAGATCAAGTTGCCGGTAGTCTTATTTCATCAAGAGATTTTTTAAAATCATACTAGATGATGTAAAGGTGGTAGAGATATTAAATCGTTATTATTCTCATGATGAAATAGCAATTTTAGAGAAGACCATTTTGAAGGAAAATTTAATTTCTGACGAATACATCCGAGTAAATAAATCATTATCGGAATACTTTGCTAAGGTTGATACAAGATTAACTAAAGTTTAATTATAGATATTTAATTAAAAAAACGTTAACTGTAAACAGGGCAAAAGTACATAATAAAGCTTATACGTAATGTGCAAATGAATTCCGGTGACATAGAAAACATTCTGGAATGACACATCGGCTAAATTATCAAAGAGGGAAAACATGAGATACATAATTTCAATTTTTTGGATTGTTGTTCCAATCATTGTTTCATTAATAGCACAATTGCTAGATAAAAATCGATGCGAAGAAAAATTGTCGTTTGTTAACACTTTCCTAAATAAATTCAATATCTACATAAAAAGCTATGGAACAGATTTTGAATCATACAGTTATATGATAAAAAATTCAAATCAGATGCAAAGTCAATTAGGTCGTCAAGGATTGATGACCGTTCAGCAACCATTTGATAGAGGTATAATAAATAACTATACTTTAATACTAACTGGATTAGGACAGATTAAAACATATCTATCACAGCCAGTTTTAAGATCGCAAGCATTACAATTAGCAGGATATGTCAATGATGCATTATTAAGAAATGCTGGAGATTATGAAAAAAAGATACATGATATTATTAGTAGTATGAAAAATCCGATTATTTTATATAAAACAGGTTGGGGCAAAATTCTTTCAGTACCATTTATGATTTTTTTGATGTTTGGTATTATTACTGAGAGAATCTTTGATGCTTTTGTTGGTAATAGAATTTTTAAAGTAATAACTGGAATAATTGCGTTGATTGGGTTTGTCAGTGGCATTATGACAATAGTTTTAGGTTATAATCAATTCTTGGAGATTATTATAAATTTTTTTTGATATTATAAATAATTATGGTTAAAGAAATATTATATACAACAGCTTTAGATAAAAACGGTAATCTGATTCACATTGACAATGCGAAAAAGGGGATAAGTTATTATTGCCCTTTATGTAATAATGATTTGATTTTAAGAAAAAGCGGTAAAACTGGTAAAGGATCAAAGCGACCTCATTTTGCTCATAATGAATTAACCACAAATTGTACGCCCGAAGGTGTTTTACACTATTCATTTAAAAAGATGTTAATTGATTTATTTGAAAAATATCGATCAGATAATAAAACATTAGTAATGAATTGGATTTGTAATTATTGTTATGTCAAACATTCTGGAAATTTATTGGAAAATGTTGCATCAATAAAAGAAGAATATAATTTGAAAGTTTGTCAGCCTGATATTGCTTTATTGGATAAAGAAGAAAATGTAATTGCTGTTATTGAAATTGTGGTTTCGCATAAGCCGGAAGAACAGGTTTTAGAATTTTATACAATGAATAATATAATTCTTATACAGATAAATTTGTCATCTGAAGAAGATTTATATGATATTGAAAAAAAAATTGTCGATCCAGATATTGTTAATTTTTGCCTTAATCAACAATGTTCAAATTATAAAAATAATAAGATAACAAGAGAAATAATGGTTTTCCCTGAGATCTGTCAAGGTTGTTTGAGGCTAAAAATAACAAGTTATATAAAAGTAAATCATGTTTTTGGTATTCATAATTCAATTGATTTCAACGAAAATGAAATTAAAACGGCAGAATCAAGGGGCGTAAATTTTGAAATGAGAATTGATAAAAAAACAAATAAAAAATATCATGCAACTATTTGTTTAAATTGCAAGAAAATTAGACGGAGTTCTAATAAGTTTCGCTTTTAATGATTTTAAATGTTATCGTTGTCTGTTCGGAGAACTAATGTGTTAATCGGTAAAATAAGATTTAATATGTAATATTCAGTGCCTTACAATCTTCGGCTCAATCGGACAGTCTATGATAAAACCATCTATTTCTTTGTTCCCTGGTAGCAGCGTTCTTGCCATCGGAAGATCCTCATAATAAAAGCACATAACAGAATAATTTTCATGAACAATGTAGTGCTTACATTTTTTGCAGTCTTTTAAATACATAATTATTCCTCGTTTCGGTAGTATCGGATTATTCACAGAAACAATTAATACTTGATAATTAAATTCTACTTAATAGTATATGCAAATTCATCATACTTTTCTAGTTTTTATCAAAAAGAGAAATGGAAGTTAAACAATGAAAAAAGAAACCGGCAGAAAAATCATAGAACAACGAGTTGAAGACTTTGAGAAAAACGCACTTGTTCTAAAGAAAAAGGGACATGGTGAAACCAATATACGTTCCAATTATATAGATGTTTTTTTTGAAGCCCTCGGCTGGAACATGAAGAGTCATTATGAAGTTGTCCGCGAATTTTCACAAAAGGATAATTCAGGTACAAAGAAAGTAGATTATGCTTTTAAAATAAACGGAAAGTTGAAATTTTTTGTAGAGGCTAAAGAAGCAAGCATCGATCTGGTGAACGATAAAAGCTCAATCTACCAGTCAAAACGTTACGCTTATTCAACCAACGGCAAAGCTCCAATTGTAATTCTCACTGACTTTGAAGAGTTTCGGGTATTCAATGTATTAAAAGCACCCGATTTTAATAACACCGACCGTGAACTGTTGAAAAAGCATTGTTTTGATTATACTGGTTATCTTGATAATTGGGACCTCCTCTGGGATACGTTTTCAAAAGAAGCAGTTGCCGCCGGAAGCATCGAAGCTCTTCGCGGTAAAATCGATAAGAATACTAAAACAATGGATGTTGATTTCCTTGAGCAGATAACCGGATGGCGAGAGGATTTGGCGAGAAATATTGCCATAAGAAATAAAGAGCTTGCAGTAGATGAACTAAACGAAGCAGTACAGAGAATACTCGACCGGTTATTGTTTATCCGTAATCTCGAAGACCGGGAGATAGAACCGGAAAACAGTCTACTTGATAAAACAAAAAAAACGGAAAACATTTATAAAAGCATAATACCGTTATTCAACTCACTTGATAATGTTTACAATGGGCTTCTTTTTAAAAAACATTTCTCCGAAGAGCTTATAGTTGATGATAAGACAATTAAAGATATTATTAAAAACATGTGCTACCCTGTTTCACCATTCCAATTCGATGTTATAGAACCTGAAATACTGGGGCGAATATATGAAAAGTTTCTCGGCAGTAAAATAAGACTTACGGAAAACCATCAGGCAAAAATCGAAGAAAAAATTGAGGTGCGGAAAGCAGGTGGTGTTTATTATACTCCGGAATACATTGTAAATTATATTGTTGAAAATACAGTTGGTAAAAAGATTGAAGGACTTAATCCGGAAGAGATTAAAAAAATAAAAATTGTCGATCCTGCATGCGGATCCGGAAGCTTTCTTCTCGGAGCTTATTCTTATTTGCTCGATTATCATGCGAAATGGTATGCTAAAAACAAATCTGATAAAGCCTATAAAAAGGATTATTACATTACAAAAGATGGAGAACTTAAGGTCAATCTTGACAAACGTGGTTCGATTTTGAGGGACAATATTTTTGGAGTGGATATAGACAAGGAGGCAACTGAGGTTGCAATAATGAGTTTATATTTAAAGATGCTCGATGATGGTTTTGATAAGGGGGAACGGGATCTCTTTTTTATAAAAGGGCATGTACTGCCCGATATGACTGATAATATTAAATGCGGGAATAGCCTTATCGGATTAGATATTTATGATGGTAAATTTGAGATTTCAAGAGATGAAGAAAAGAATCTTAATCCCTTTGATTGGAATAATGAGTTCTCGTTAGTATTTATTAACGGTGGTTTTGATTGTGTAATTGGAAATCCACCGTATGTTTTTGGTAGGGATTGGAAAGCTCTCGGAATTAGTGATTTACAAAAAGATTATTTAGGTAACAAATATAAAAGTTCACCATATCAATTAGACATGTTTTCGATATTTATGGAAAAATCTTATCTTCTAGGGAATACGGAATCATATATCGGTCAAATCGTTCCAAATGTATGGTTAACAAACACCTATTCAAAAACTACAAGAAATTTTATTCTCTCACATTCTAAAAATCTTATAATAACAACAGTTCCAAAAAATGTTTTCCCTGGTATTACTGTTGATACAATCGTTTATACAATGCAAAAGGGAAGCCCAACCGAATTTTTTAAAATTAGTTCTATTGAAGAAAATACTTATAAAGAAAAATTTGATTTACCTGTCAAACAATTTATTAATGGGGATCAACCTATTTCAACATCATTAGGCCAAAATGGTTATGATTTGTTATGCAAGATTCAACTGGATAATGTTCCGTTATCTGATCTAGCAGAAATTACAAGAGGCGTTCACCCATATCGAGTTGGTGGTTATGGACGAAGTGCTTTTTCCAATGGTGCGCAAATCCAAAAGGATGTTGAATTAAGGCCTTATAACTCAAAAGAAAAACTTGATGATTATCGTCCATTTATCTACGGTAAAGATCTTAAAAGGTATACACCAACAATTGAAACAGAATATATCAAATATGGCCCATGGTTAGCTGAGCCTAGACAGCCTGAATTTTTTGAAGGTGATCGTATTTATTCCAGAAAGATTCTTGGTGAGAGACTAGTTCTAACAGTGGAAACAAAAAACTCTATTGCAGATCAACAAGTCTATATAACAAAGCCCAAATCAGATAATACTTCTTCAAGATATTTAGCGGGTATTCTTGGTAGTAAATTGATGGCTTATTTTATCCGTAATTTTTATGATGAAGGTTCAGATGCTTTTCCGCAAATAAAAGTTAGTCAGTTAAAATCATTGCCTATAAAAATCGCAGATAAAGATACTGAAGAAAAAATAACCACTAATATTGAATTAATAATTAGATCAAATGAAATAATTAGTAAAATGATTACTGATCATGAAAAACAACAAATTTTAAGAAAGATATCTTATCTTGAAAGTCTGGTAGATGATCTTGTTTATAAACTCTATGGGCTTACTGACGAAGAGATCAGGATTGTTGAAGGAAATTGATTCATGACTATTGAAGATGATGGTATAACTGCTTTTAAAAATTTTATTTCCCAGAGTTTATTGTTTGAACCAATGATAAATTCAAATGATAAATACCCATCCTGGGATGGTGAAATCATTGTTTATAATTCAGATAATCATAACAAAGACAATATAAAGGGTAGAATTCCGGTTCAATTAAAATCTGCAAAACGAAAAATTAAAAGAAAAGAAACTTTTTCTGTGAAGAAAACAGATTTGAGAAATTATTATAAGGAAGGAGGTATTATCCTTATAAGACCTATATTTACTGAAACAACATGTTATAAAATCTATTTACGTTTACTACTTCCGGTCACAATTAAAGCTATGCTTGATAATAAAAAAAATAAAAATGCATCTATATCTATAAAATTAGAATCAATCGCCAATATTCAGTCATTTGAAAGCAGGTGTCATCATTTCTTAAAAAATCGTTCACTACAGTACAACGTAAATAATATTATTGATATTGAAGTATTAAAAAACGAAGAAGCGGATTTTATTATAGATACAATAAATGAAGGTTCGTTTGCTGATTCAATATTGTCAGAAAACTGCTTTGTATATAAACAAGAAAAGAATATTACAATACCTTGCAATATAAAATTTGGTAGCGTAAGTATAAAAAAAAATAGCCAAGTTCATATTGATAAAAAAGTTTACTTTGAAGAAATTATCAGTACAAAAGCTCTTGATGGGTCCTCATATATTCAATTTAATCCTGTTTTAAGAATTAAAGTTGCTGATAATGTTGCATCCATACAGATTAATTATAATGATGAGAATCTCTTTATAGACTGTCTCAAAGCTTTTCGTTTTTTGTCAGGATTAGTGGAAGCCAGGCACTTTTGTATTGAAGATTACATGTTTGAAAAAATTTCAATAAAATTAGGTAACAATTTTGAAAATAGTCTTTTATTATTTGAAAATACTCTTGAACTACTAGATATTTTCCGGATTAAATATGATACATTGACTTTGCAAATGCTCAATGACAAAGATGCGTTACTAGCAAAACTAATTAAATTATTTATCGAAAATAAAGAAATTCAACTTAATAACGGTAAGGATCAATTTTTGCAAATAATAAGTCTCTTTAATACTACAAAACTTATTTATCTTCAAAAAACTGAAGGTTCGTCATTTAAAGCTTATAACTTTTTTTTAGATAGTATTTTTAAAGCAGATTTTATGATAAAGAATCATAATGATGAGGTTCCCATTCCTTGCAGTAGATATTTAGCATTAACAACATTGGAGCATGTAAAAACTATTGATGGTTTTTTTAAAGAAGCCGCTGAAGAATTGATTAAATATTATGATGTCCGGGCTTTCCCTAATTATGAATTTTTCATGTTGAGTTGTATTAAAATATATGATGAAACATCGAATAAAGATTTTTTAATTTTAGCTAATTCTATAAATGAATTGATTAATGGCACTGAAATAAACGACAAGAATAAGAACTCATATATAGTCAATAAATTTCAACTAATAAAAAGAGAACGGTTTCTAACAAAAGACGAAATAAAAATTTTACTGGATATAGAATCAAAAAGTCTTGAAGATGTGGATACAATTTGTTGTACCTACATCTTGATGGAATATTTTGAAAAGTTTGAGCATATTTTTGAAACTTTTGATGAAGCGAAAAAAAAGAATTTTAAAAATTGGCCAATATGGAATCTATATATAAACAGTAACTACTTTAAAAAAACATTGATTGATTTTTAGCTAGAATTTTTTGCAGTTATTATATGCTACACTCATACTCATGCCAGTTAAACTCTAACTCATGCCTCGGTATCCCGGAGATCCACTCCATAACCTCAACAGCTCTGTTATAAAACTCCTGAAATTCATCCTTATCCTTCGCCTTATGCGCAATACTACCGGTCTTAACATGAACCCTTCCATCCGGGAAAACAATCCTGCTTTCAATCACATTAAGTTTAAGCTTAATATACTCATCAACAATATTCTTGTTATCAAGCATCTCAAGTCCATCTCTCCGGTAATTCTGAGCAACCAGATTACATAAAGCCCAATATTTCTGAGTTAAGGGATAAAACCGGTCTCTCTTAACTTCAGCCTGTAAAATTTCCCCATCACCGAACTTCTTAATAAAGTCCATATCGGAGGGCATAACCGGTACCAGGACAATCATCCCCACATCTTCCGGAAGAACAGGCTTTTTTAATAATGATATCTTCATCTGTTAGTCTCCATATCCGCCACCGAATCTGTTGCCGGTTTCAATTTGATTCATTGTATTTTGTTTATCCAGCTGCTTTTCATTGATAATACTGCTAAGTTTTCTGATATAATCATTCAAAAACTTAGCATGTTTTTCATATCCCTCAATGATCGCTTCAATTTGACTGTGATCAATCTGATACTCCCGGAAAGGTACACCTTTGTTATCAAACCTGATTCGTGAACAGAGGCAAACCCCGGGGATGTTTAAAGAGTTCCCCTTATCTCTACGGATAATAATTTTATCAGTTTTCATTGTTAACCTCAAAAGGGGATGTCGTCATCTGCAAAAGGATTATCAAAAACCTGACCGGTCATATCTGTACCGTTCATTAAGTTTCCGGTATTCGGTGCCGGTTGTTCCGGCTGTGCCTCTCCTGATTTGCCCTGGAGGAATTGCATATTCTCCACCTGTATCTCAACTTTCGATCTGCTATTCCCATTATCATCCTGCCATCTGCGTTGAACAAGCCTCCCTTCGATGGCGACCCTGTGTCCTTTCTTGCAGTATTCAACTATCACGTCAGCAAGTTTGGACCATGCCACACAGTCAAAATAAGAGACCTGTTCCTTCTTCTCTCCGTTCTGTGAAAACGTTTTACCGTTCGCAATAGCAAAGCTGCATACCGAAGTTCCGGCCGGTGTGTGCTTCATCTCCGGATCCCTTGTGAGTCTCCCGATGATTGTTACTCTGTTTATATCTGTTGCCATATTATATCCTCATCTCCCTTGTCATATTCTCTATATGCTGCGTCACTGTGTTATTTATCTGCTGTATCTTTAAACATTTCTCTGTATCACCAATCATCACCGGCGGTTTAACTATTTCACTTAATCCTGAAAACATTTTTGGTGATCGATCCGTGGGATTCTCGGTATAAAGTTTGAACAGATCAACAAAAGCCTTTCTGTGCCACTGGTCTAAATCTTTTCCGTTCTCATCAGACTTCAATCTCTGGCAGAACCAGATCCAGCCGCCCATCGATTCAAGAGCTGCCTGTGCCCGGATGTCGGATATAATGCAGTCTCGCCATGAATTCGCTTTTTTATTTAGATCATCCCACCATACCAATGCTTCTGCCTCTGGTTCTCTTCCGGATTTTTTAAAGAATATCTCTTCAAACTCTGCCGGGTCAGGTGGTGTTTTAAACTTCGCTGATTTCAAGAGGATCAATCTTTTGAATACATCTTCAAGATCCGATTCGATCCATCTCTCTTTGATATATTTAAAAGTCAATTTCTCAAGCATCGGTGAAGCATAAACACCATAAACATCAACAAGTGCTGTCATAAATTCTTTATAGTTCACGTTCCATCTCCTCAAATCGTTTTAAGTTGTCCTGAATGCTCGGTTTTAATTTCCCCGGCGGTTTATCATTATCCCTTCTGTGCCAGTTCCGGACGGCGGCCTTCCAGTCAGACATTTTGTTATTTCCAATTTTCCATCCTTTCGATTTGTAAAAGTCGATAAAGGATTCAATGTTTATAGGGTAGGGGTTACTGTTGCAGTACTCGGCGATCTCCTCATGTGTGGGCGGGATAAAGCGTTTGCGCTTTTCCCCTTCTTCACATGTAGTATTAATTGTATTATTAATAACTGTAGTATTATCCTGGAAGTCTGCTTCTATAGGGGTGTGCTGTTTTTCTTCTATACCCCCATGAAGAATACTTACATACCTATGGAGGATTTCTTCTGTACCCTCGCGATAGATAATATCAATCTTAATGTAACCATTATCTTTAAGGCTCTTTAACCATGAGGTGATCGACCTGTTTGACACATCATAAAGCTTTGCAAAATAGGCATTACTCGCCCAGCAATAACCTTTTTCATTACAAAGCGCTGTTATCTCTCCGTATAAAAGTTTGGCATTTGCAGGCAGCCTTTTATCATAACGGACATTTGCCGGTATGATGGCGTAATAAGATTTCTGATTATCGCGCATATTATTTAATCTCAATGCTCGGATTCCCTTCCTGGTAGATCTCATCACAGAGAACCTGGAGCTCTCCGCCCTGTTTGCGGATCTCTTTGATCTTTCCCCAGGAGAACGGTTCGAAGAGGTATTCTCCCAGCATCTCCGGCACATAACCTGATTTTTTTATGTACTCTTCATAATTCTTAATGGAACTGTTAAGCTTCATTGATCCTTTCTTTAAGGTCAGAGTTTTTTTATTCCCTTTAACATCAACGAATATCAGTTTTGTGGCGTTATCATTATTCATCCGGTTCATCAGGCTTGCGCCGAGGTTCTGCTTGTAGATTTTTAATTGTGCTTCTATCTCTTTGACTACATCAAAGCCTGCTGCGGCAACTTCTTCCGGATATGCATTCGGATTTAAACCGACTTCATTAAGTGTTAGATTATCAGAAATTTGTGTTATTATATCGTACATGTTATGTCTCCTTATTTGATATTAGCAGCTGCATCGGCTTCAATTTTCCACTGGTCTCTGAGTACAGTTATAAAATCATCCTGTACTTTGAGTTCAGTTTCTTTCCAGATCCGTTTCTGTCTGAGCTTAATGAATGTTTGAATGTGAGGTTCACACCTGCATTCTCCGAGTTTCTTCATGGCGTCTTCATGATTACCATTCTCAAGCTCGATCTCACCTTTATCATTCTTAAGTGCATCGGGTGTAACGTCGGGAATTGGCGGTGCAGGGGGATCCGGTTGTTTTGTCTCTGTTGTCATATTATCAGGGAGTTCTTCTTCAGCATAGGGGAGGCCTCCCATTTCATCCGGGAAAGCAAGTCTAAACCCCTGCGCCATTGCCACTTTCTTCAACATGGTCATCGGTTTTTCTTTCCACATTTTATTATTCTCTTTGTACTCCAAAAGATGAACATCGTGAGTGAATGGATGCTGCCAATCCTTCCGGTGAATAGTGATCCGGGCAATACGTTTGTCTCCATCACCGGCGACCTGAACATTCCATCCATTGAGTCTGCCAAGTCTTTCAGCTCTTTTTAAATACGTTTCATACCCGGTAATGATTGAAAGTTTACGTTCCTTAACCCATGATCCGTCCGGCTTTTGAACATTGCTCATGTAGGGGATGCAGTAAATCTCACGCTTAAATGGATTCAGCTGATAGGCTGTTGCCACTTCGGTAAATTGTTTCTTCTCTATATCTGTCAGGTTCGCCGCAATTCCGAATACATTCATATACTCATTGATCTTCTCTGCGGTGATTACTTCGTGCTGTTCTGATTTTATCAATTCACTCATGACTTCACCTTTCGATAGTAGTAATATGTAATGCCTTCTTTACGATTAATCAGTAACGGGGTAGTACCGTGAAGCGGTATTGTTGTTTTAATAATCATCTTCCTCTCCCGGATATCATCCATTCTGGTATTGAAATATTACATCTGACACAATATGGCTTCTCACCTGTGTGTGGTACAACGGCTGGATTTTTACATACTTTACATTTTGAGCGGGATGTATTGTACGCGTTTCGATCAAAGCGAGTGTTCATTTTTAAAATTCCTCCTCTTCGTGTCGTTCATATCATTCCACCATGAGGAGATTGCTATTTTGTAGAACGTCCGCTGAAATCAGTCTTCCGATTGCTTCACCTGTTTTTTCCTTGCGTTTAATGTTTATGATTTTAAAACGTTCGAAGTTTTTTGGATCAATCAGGATGTTTGTTGTAATGTGTTCCATTTCTACACTCCTATATATTTGAACTATTATGTTTGATAGTGCAAATATATAAAACGTGTCAATATAAAAAATATTATATTCCTGAATTTTTATACTTGAAACTACGAAAGTTGTATAATATAGTACTTTTAAAATATTGTGAGGTAGATATGAAATACGGAAGCAGGTTACGTGAACTGATAAAAATCTCTGAATTTAATCAGGCAGAATTGGCCGATAAAATAGGTGTTTCTAAATCAACTATATCATTCTGGATTAATTCTGAATTCCCTCCACTTGACGGGATAGAATCTGTATGTAATGCAATAGATATGCCAATTTATAGATTCTTTATGAGTGACAAAAATGTTGAAGAATTTATGGGTATAGATCCGGAATGGCTTGAAATAGGGAAGGTTATCCAGCCTCTTCCTGCGGAAGTGAAGAATCTGTTTTATAACCAGATTCTGGCAGCAATGAAAACTCTAAAAGCTGCTCTTTTACAATCAAAACAATCTCAATGATTTCTTTGATGATTAGTTTACTTGTTACTTTAAATTCCTCCATGAATTTACTCCTTAAATAAATCTGAGGATGAAGCCTCCGTGCCTCATCCTTATATAGTAAATTTTTACTATATAAAAAACATTATTTTAATTATAAAAAATAAAGTTAAATAAAGAGAATCCTTAGAGCAAAAGTTGTTACAGAAACTTTAAAATAAAGCATGATTGTGTTTATTTTTTTGTGATTTTTAATTATTTACTTCAAGTGTGCAAATATATTGTAAAATAAGATTGACACGTTTTAATATATTGGACTATCGGTCTATATATTGAAAGGAGGAGTGTCAATGAGTCAATTGGTTACATCAGATAAGCTGTCAGAAATAATTGGAGTTCCTATCTGGACTATCCGCAAAATGGTGAGAGAAAAAAGGATCCCGGCGTACTCACCGTCTAAAAAGTCGTATCTCTTCGACCCCGATGAGGTCATTGCTGCAATCAAACATAATCACCTGGTCAAATAAATATTGACTAATCTTAAAGTGGGCCTATGTTGTGAGCTTATTGCAATGTAACCCACTTGTTCCCTTTTTTCAAAGGAGGGTTTTATGGGATACAGAGAAGTCAAGGATCAGAGTGGTGTTGAGAAAGGTTATGTAAAGTTTCTATTCGATGTCCGGTTTAAGGATGAGCGTTATCGGAGAGTTGAAACCTGCAGGAGGTCGGCAGTCGCTGCGATCTTCAGGGATTGGGAGGATTCAATTCTTTCAGGTACATCGGAACTGCAGCAGTACAAGTTCTTTGAAATCTATGACACATATTTAAAATATGCAGAGAATTGTTATTCAAAAAGATCTTACGCTTACACTCTGAATATTTTAAAATATTTCAAGAGTTGTTATGACAGCGAAATTTTGCTTTCTGATTTCAAGAGATCTGACGTTTTGGATTACATCAGTTGGCGTAAAGGTCAACGCAAGCAGAGGGGCGGTCAACCTCTTTCTTTTAAATCGATAAACAGAGAGATAGCGGAGTTGTCCAGGTTCTTTACCTATTGCATCGAGAGAGAATTGTTTGATAAAGTTAATCCATGCTTCAGGCAGAAACTCAGGACCGATAATCAGAGAGAAGTTTTTTTAACACCTGAACAGCTTCAGGAATTAATGAACACCGCAAGAGCAGAGGGGGATTCTATTTTTTCAGCTGTCCTCATTGCTTTATCATCAGGGTTCAGGCGTGGTGAGGTTTTTAATCTTGAGTGGAAAGATATTGATTTTAAACACTCACGAATATTTCTCCGGGCTAGCACCACAAAGAATAAGAAGAGTCGAATTGTAGCGGTACCGGATTTTCTTGTTGAGCATCTTCAGGAGAGAAGAGAGAAGGCATTCGATAAACAGGGAAGAGTCTTTCAGGAGTGGAAGTCCGAAGAGTGGTTAAGGAACGCTTTTGAAAGAGTCCGGAATAAGCTGTCTTTTAATCCGCTGCCGAATGGTACAAATCTACACTTTCATGATCTCCGGCATGTTTACGCTCAGTCTCTCAGGGATATGGGAATAGCCCTGCAGGATATTCAAGCATTTCTTGGTCATAGTTCGGTGTCGGTAACCGAGATGTTTTATGCACAGGCCGGTGGTAAAGATGCAAAAGTTAAAGTTGAAAGATTGGCTGAAATTATTCCCTTCAGGAAAACATCTTAA